GAACCCTTCTTAGTATAGGATTTCTTACCCTCAGTCTTTACTTCAGGTTCCAAATAATTTGTTCCATGAGGACCAGCAGGTGGTTCTAAGTCTGTCTGTCTACGTGACCTATTCTCTTGCTCAGGATTAATCACATGCTCATGCACTGCTTCTCTAGTGACCTTAAATGAATCAGCAGGAACTGACTTCTCTAGTCCGTGCTCAAACATGATGTCATAATGAGATACGTTTCCTTCCTCATCAAGTGTGTGCTCTTCCTTCAGACAGTTACCAGCACCCCACTCTGGATGTTCTACCTTAGTGACACATGAATGCTTTACTTTCTTTATGTCTGGCTTACCTTCTTCACCCTTAGGTTCCGCAAGTTTCATACCAGGAGCATCGCCTCCACCTACACCATCAGCACCCTTGCCTTTGATATCTGTGTTGCCTATCTTAGCGGAGTAATCATACCTCCACTCCTTCTGTATAGTCTCATCAGAGAGTGGTCCAGGGATTCTGGCATTCGCTGTGATTGCTTCTGCTGCTGCTTGAGCTAGCGTTTTTTCTTCGTGGTGATCCATCTTATCTTTTTTGGGGTCAGTGGGTATGACTTGAGGAACCTCTATCTGTGAATAAGGTTCTATCTTTTGTCCAGGTGTTAATGCCTGTAGATACTTGCGGTATGCATCCGTTCCAAGCTCGAAGACTTCTTTAATGTCAGTGATCCAAGTGCGGAAGGTTGTCTCTTCTGCAGTAAGACACAGTACATAGTTAGGTCCACGACGTAGAATCTTTCCTACCCTTCCATTCTCAGTTAGAACCCATTCCCCTTTCTTATAGACTTCGTTCTTATAGAACTTATCACGGGTGATTTTGGTTTCCGCAACCTGAGTTTTCTTGGTAAAATCTGAAAAACTCTTCATCAATATAAAGTAGTGTATCGAATATATTTATAATGGATTACATGTTGTCATGTAATTCCACCATCAACCGCCGCGCATCCTTATCATTTAATGCCTTTGGTATACCTTTTCTGAACGTTGTAAAGTCACCTGCCTTTGCTGCTCTCCGCATCTTTGTACCAGAGATAGCATACGTATCACCATCAGCATCACGCTCACCAGATGACATTACTTCTATCTTGCGGAAGTAGAAATCCTTACCATTATATTTCTTGACCCACTGCATTGCTTGAACTCTATCAGATCCAACAACAAACATTGCATCATCATAATCCTTCTGGAGTTCCTTTAATATAGCAACAGGATCTTTAGGACCACTTCTTATATTCTTAGATGCCCATGGGAACATCTTCTTAGCATACTCTAGCTTACTCTTAGGGGATAAAGGATTAGTACCCTTACTATCCTCTGTCTGAGACAAGTAAATATACCAATCACATTTACCAGCAGTCTTTTGAACTGCTCTAAAATTCTCTTCGTGTCCTGTCGTCGGTGGTTGGAATCTACCGAACGTAAAGTAGACACATTTATAATCTACTATTTCCATCCGTCTTTAGGTAGTGTGAAGTTGATGTATGAAAACTCTAGTCGGTTGACTATCTTAATCATTTTACCATCCATGTGTAGGACATATCCTTCTGGATTAGTAACCCTATAACCAGTAGGAGATTCAACATAGGTTCTAAAGGACTCTAATTTATCTAATGCCTCAAGGACATGTTGCTTAGCTTCCTGTATCTTTTTATATAATTCAAGCATTGCTTTGAACTGAGAATAGTTGTCCTCCATATATTGAAGACCTTTATACATAAGTTCTCGCTTAGGTGCCTGGTTCTTAACCTTAGAGATCTCCTTCATCATCTTTGTGTGGTAGAACTTACCAAGTTCTTTCAAAGTACTCTCAGCATTAATCATTCTTTGGTTTTTAATCTCAGAATTAAAGAACATCTTCAAGTAAGAAGCAATATGAAACTTCTTCTCACCAGTAGTACCCATATTAGATACCAAATGATCTAAGAAATCTCCAGCCTTGATGCACTTCATTTCAATAGTCCGTACATCAGTAGCAAACTGAGTGAGAGTAGTTGAATCTACCTCAATATTATCCATAGGTGTATCATTAGCAATGACTGCACAATCTTGAGTGTTAGTGAATGTCTTTATGGGTGCCCCTGGTTGAGCACTCATAGTTTCAATATCAGATCCCTGATAGTGAGTATGAAATACTACTCCTATCTTAGAGTTGTCTATCTTTTGACCAAGAGGTTGATTAATTGGTACACCATATGTAATTGTATTGGCACGGAAAGTTACCAGTTCCTCTCCATTAATAACTTCTCTCTTCTTATCACCTTGGGTGTACATTAGATCACCCTGTATTACACCCTTAATACCCAATGGTTTAAAGTACTTCAATGCAGCATATAATTTCTCTGCTAATCCAGGTTGCTTGCCATAATATACATCAACGTCCTCAGGAGTAAAGCAAAGTTTAGGAGATACCTTATTAAAGACAGACTTATTACCAACAAAGAATGATCCTGTTGCTGGATCAGTACCACATACAACAGAAGGAGCTCCATCCCATTTAGTCTGTACGTAACCACCACTAGGTTTCTTACCTAACATGCGTAAGAGTTCTTCCATGAACTTAACAGCTTCCTTACACCCCGCAGTACCATCATCAAGCATCATATCTTCTAGGTGCTCAAGGTGTTTTAGTTTTATATCAGCCATGAAGATCACCCTGTTTTACAGCAGTACCACCAGATACTTTCTTACCACTAGAAGATCTTTGAACACTTCCAGCAGAAGCATCCTCATCTACATCCCAAGCACAGGTAAATACATCCTCACCTTTGAACTTATACCCAGACTGTAACTTATCTGGCCAACCTTTACCTTTACCCGTAGTGTCACGGATGTTAAACATAAAGGTTATCTCAGGTGTTACAACTTCAATATCAATTCTCTGACCCCTACCACTCTTACCACCATAATAAACCTTGACACTACTTACAACTGCAGCACTGTCACAAAAATTTTTAGTAACATTAAAGTTATTGATCTTATTATTATGCAAGTGACAGTAATGATATCCATGTCCAATAGAACCTTTGATCAATTCACCCAATAAATTTTTATCTGCAGCAGATGTAGTTACCTCACTTTCTCTCTTAGGAATCATCCTCTCTTCTTTACTTGGAGAATCCTTACCAGCAAAGGTAGCATGTGCATCTATAAAAACCTCACAGGTTTTAACCATATCCAATCCAAAAGTTCTAAGTAATGCTTTACCTGCATCTGTTGTTATATTTCTAGCAGCCAGTTCTGCTGGTATGAAACAACATCTTTTTATACCAAGGTTAGACATGGTGGTAGTACCACTTGTCTTACATGAAAAGTAAATTGGAACTGGAGTTTTACTAGATTCATCTTGCCATTCAACAGTTACATCAGTAACAGTCTCACCTATATCATAGTCACCAGGCTTTGCACTACCAACATGCCAATGTCCGTTCACTAATGCAATAGGTCTAGGTTTATTCTCTGGACCTGCCCATAGTACATCCATAGCAGTACAGTCATCCAAACCATACTCCTTAACAACTCTGTCTAAGAGTTGAGCATATGGACCACCCTTCTTTGCAGTACCTTCTGCCAACCAATGCAGTAAGTACTCTTGCATCTCTATTTCAAATGCAGTACCTGCATTATTGACACCTGTATTACCTCTACTACCATTACCCCATTCAACTTTTAGTTTACTATCTAACTCACATTCAGATTTCAATGACTTGATTGCTACCTTACCTTGTAAACCCCTCCAGAGTTTAACTGTCTTAGTACCCTTTTGAAGAGCGATTGGATTCTTATATCCTTCCTTACCACCATTAACTTGATCTTCATATTTCTCTCTGAGACAAGCCCACAACCTAATTACAGATGCCCTAGCCTTATCATCACTAGGCATTGCTTCTGCAGCGTTTTCTCTAAAAGTTGTAGCATCGTCAGCGACGAGATTATATGCCATTAATACACAGACCTATCCATAGTATTTAGAACTGTTTCCAATACTGAGGTGAGACTAAACCTGCCTCCTTAGACACTACTCCTTCTTTCAGTGTTAAAAGGACATCACCAACGAGAGAAACTCTTTGGTGCTCTCTGTTGTCTGGAGTAGTATGATGTTGAATATGACTAGGAAATAGAACCAGATGTTCGGGTTTAGGTGTGATAGCATACCCATCACCGTTGTTAAATCTATTCTCTGTAACAAACGAGAATGCATTACCAAACCATTCATTAGGATTCTTAGTATGTAGTACTAGAGGATCCCCTGGAGTTTGAATGTAATAAACAAAGCTGATGTGAGAACAAGAATGATAATGCACTGGAACACTCTGTCCAGGATCGCAAATAGTGAACCAAGATTTGACAATGTTAACCTCAAATAAAGATCTATCGAATGCAAACTGATCAAGGTACTCATCTAAACACCTTGATACACCACGATAGAAAGGTTCTAACCTCTTATCATGGTGTACTAAAACTTTTCCACCTAGTTCACCTGTTATTCTACCAGTAGTATTGTCAAATGAATGGTCTTCAAATGATTTGTATATATCTGATAGAAATCCTGGTAATTTCTTCTCATATATTACCAGAGGAAATGCTTGATGGTAACTAGCGGTCTCCTGGTGCACGATTTTCTGAATCAGTTACGTCGAACTTACCACCTGGATACCTACTCTCTAATTTCTTGACATTCCTCTCTATAACTTCATCAAAAGATACGTCCAAAGCCATACAAGCTTGTGCCACATACCACATAACGTCACCCAACTCAATAATAAGATGCTCTCGGTTATCATCGTTCCAGGGTTTACCCTGGAATACCATTTTCTTAATGATCTCAAGGAACTCACCACCTTCAGCGTTAATCCCAACGCCACTAGTAAGAAGACGTTCAATATTGGCACCCTTTCCGTCAAGTTCAACCAAACGGTCAGCAAGATAGACAAAATCTTTACTGGAATCGGATGTGACACCATCCACGAAATGAAGGTACTTATCAAAATCAACGTGTTGTTTAGTCATGTCTAGTTATACTTTTAACTGTGCGAACTTCTTAGATAGATCCTCTTTAACTGAGTCTATGTCAGCATCCTGACCAGAATCTGTGAGACTATCTTGAGCCGACTGTTCTACATCATACAGCCTCATCTTAGATCTGTCAAGACCTACTACAAATCTCTTGTTAACAGTAGGATCATTGTATCTATTCTTTAACTGTTTAACCATTATCTGATTCATTTGTTCTAATTCCTCAGTAGAAATAAGAGCAAACATTAAGTCAGCGGTAGCAGGAAGACCAAAGGACTCAGATGTGTCAGTGAGATCAACATCACTACTAGCAAAGCCAGAGCGAGTAGTTTGAGTAGCGGATACGATAGGAACATTCGCTTCAACCGCAAGACCACGCAACTCTTCCGCAATTGATTTGATATACGAGTACGAATTGACATTGCCACCTGCTCTATACCTGCTTGAAGCACATATATTTAGATAGTCTATGAATATTATATCAGGTCTGAAATCTTTCTTCAATGCTAACTCATTAAGAAGTGCTCTAAAGTGTCCTGCATGTGCTGATGCTGTAGGATACTCCTTAATAATCAATTTACCTTGTGTCTTAGCAGCAAGCTTCTGTACCTTAGTTTCATACATCATCTTAGGTAACTGGTTAAGAGATTCATTATCAAGGTTTAAAAGATTTTCATCAATACGTTCCGCAATCCTCTCTTCAGCCATCTCCAAAGTGACATACAATACGTTCTTATTCTGGAGCAAAGCACCACTAGCAACATGGCACATAAACAAAGACTTGCCCACACCAGTACCTGCAAGAGCAATGTTGAGAGTTTTATTAGGAAGTCCACCTTTTGTGATCTTGTTGAAG